GCCAACATTGATAATGTGACAAACACGATCAAAACCAGCACAGTTAATCTCGGTTCCGGTCAGCGCTGTGTCCGAAGTCACAGGCGCAACCGATTGGACAATTTTTGTTCTTCCTAATAGGTTCATTGTTTATCCCCTTTCAGGTTACGAAGCCTGCGTCAAGTATTTGAGCGCGAGCGTCTGCAATACAGCACCACCGAAGCGCTGCTTAACGAACAGACCAACTTGCCCATTTGCCTGGTACAAGTAGGGGTTACGGCTCAGTGTGACGCCCTCGCGCTCCGCGAATGCGTACATTGAGAAGTCACCAAAGACGACGGATTTTTGTCCGCTGGCGACGCCGCCCATGTCGGGAGCGATGTAAGCGGGGTAACCCATAAAATCGCCACCAGCAGGAGTGTTGATAAACTGGAACGGATTGCCAGTCAACCCTTGCAGGTAGAACTTAGTCGCGCCCTTCATCAGGAAACCGGAGCTTGAGTTGTGATAAGGAGACTCCACCTTGCCCATCATTGCAATCAATTCGCCAGCAGTAATAGCAGTAGCAGAAGCGGTGGTGATACCAGAAGCGGTAGCGCCAACCACGATGCCTTGCGGCATGTTAGTACCAGTACCGATTGAGCAGTAGTAGTTTTCAGACGCAGCAGAAGCGCGTGCCACGACAGAGCTGATATAAGCCTCCAAACCAACAGCGTCACCGTCCAACATTTCTTCCGAGACTTTGATCATCTTGGTGAACTTGTGGATAGTCAGCGCAACCTGCCCGAACACCGGCTCGTTTTCGTCGTAGGCGGCTTCTTCAGCGGTCACAACTAACTTGGTGCCAGCGGTGGCTTCGGTTGGGATGAGGATACGGTCATGGTTAGTCACCAAGCGGGTGACGGGAGCTTTGCGAACAAACGACAATTCTTGCCGTTGCTCAACAATGCGATTATAAAAATCATCAGGCACGGCATATCCGCCTTCATTATCGGTCTGCCCCTGCCAAGCGCCCTTGAGTTCCAGATCGTTGCCCTTGAAACCGCGAGGATTGTCGCCTTGCGCCCAAGCCAGCATTGCTTTGATAAACGAGGGCGATTCCTTTGCCGCTTTGACGGTTGGAACGCCCTTGACCTCGCCGGGAGCTGCCTTCAGCTCTTCCAGCAAGGATTTCTTCATGGATTCAAGTTCAGCCTTGATGTCCACTTTTGGCTCTTCAGCCTTTACTTCTTCGACGATTTTCTCTTCGTCCATAGTATTTTCCTCCATAGGAATTATTGAAATTGATTTATTATCAGCTTCAACCGATTCCTCGACCGCATCCGCCGCTGATTCCTCAGCCTCCGGGATTGCCTCCGCGATTTTCTCAGTCTTCGCTTCGATTACAGCGAAATCGTTCGCTGGTAGTCGCCACTCATTTATATCAAACAGCGCAAGCTCACCGACCGGCCACACGCTGATTAACCCACCGGCATCTTTTCGAACCAGATGGTTTATCGCACCGCTTGACGCCCGCAATTCTGTTATTTCTGCCTTCATCAGCCGCTGAGCCAAAGGCTCTTCGTTATCCAAAACAGGCTCAAACCAATGCCCGCGTTCATCAGCTCCAACATATGTGGCTTTGCCGATAAGCGCTGGTATTTTCTGCTTCTTACCAATTGTATCAGGATCGAAGCCGTGATAATAAGTTAAGTTTACTTTATCACCTACTTTCAGCCAAATGTCCGTTTCAGGTGTAAAAGCTTCACCATCCAAATCGCGCCCGTCTATTGGACCCCCAAAAGGAACGCCAAGCACACGCCAGCCCGTTTCAACATAATCGCCGTCAGCCTTCATGCGCTTTTCGGTGTCATCCTCACGCTCGATGGTCTGGCTTGCGATTTTTACTCTCATCGTTTGCATATACTAACCTCCAACTTCGCGAACTAACGCGTCGCGAATATAAGCAATAACAGTGTCGGACTCTTGCCGAACTGCCTGTTCTTCTGTTATCCAGCCTGATCGCGCGTGCCCGAATGTCTGGTTTGCCGCGCCCTGAACGAGTGGTGCGTATTTGGCATTGTTGCCAACTGTGGCGGTCAAGCCTTTGTCCATTCTCACCGTCCAGCGCTTCTTCAGGTTGCCGGTTCGCCCATAAGGCACGCTAATGTTGCCTTTGTTCAAATGATAGAAGAAGCCGCGCCTCATTCTTTGCGCTTTCGCGCCCGTGCCGTGGAGCATGGGGTTTGCGCCATGTCGGTTGGTTGGATAATCACGCATTTGCCTCTGCATATGGTGACCAGCTTGCTTCACCGCAGCCCTGACCTTGCGGAATTGCTGAATAGTGCTGATGCGCTTGACCAGCTCCTCAACGCCTTGAACGCGAATCTCGAACATTTCAGTCACGCTCCTTTGTCGGCAGCTCATAGCCAACAACGCAGCGGCAACGTTGGTGCGCGGGCGGATAAATGCCGTCGGTGATAACTTGGTTGTCACGAGGTGAGCAGATTGGGCAAACACGCTCGTCATTGGCGGTCATCCAAATGGGTATCATCGCTTGCCCGCTCTCTCGCTCAAGGTTGCGGATAATGGCGCGCTCACCTTCGACAACCGCGCGAGTGGTCTCAGTGATGGCAATCATCTCGGCTCTTACAGGGTCGTACCATTTGCGCAAGCGCTCAGCGAGGTCGCTGATTGTCCAGCTTTCTTCGAAATAGCGTGCCACGCTCTCGTTGACAATGTCGTATCGGCGATTGAACAAGTCGCTCAAAAGGCTTTCGGAATGCGCTCGCGCCCAATTGGCAGCGTCGGTATTGACCGCGTCCCAGTCGACGCCAAACTCGAAGCGCAACATGACTTCTTCAGCGCTTTCAAGAAAGGCTTCCATCAGCACCGGTTCAACGTCGGCTTGGATGTCTTTCCAGCCGTTTTGCCAGTATTCAGCTGGTACGTTTGCCAAGTTAGGTGGATCACCTAAATAATTGAGCAATTTGTCAAGCTCAACACGCAAGTCCTTACTCAGCACCCGCGCTAACTTACGCTCAATCTCATAGCGGTCAATCATGGATAACCTCTCCATGCAATTACTTGGTCAAAAACCCGCCTCACGTCCTCAACCGACTTCGCACTTTCCAAAGCCCCGCTTATCGCGCCGTGTAAGCTTGGCTCAATTATACTCGTCTCAAACTCGCGCAATCCCTTGCCTTCTTTAATCCGCTTTTCAGCCATACGCTGCCAACGCCGCAGTTCAGCTTCCTGCTCGTCAACTTGTTCAGCTTCGCGCTCATCCAGCTGCTCTTGGCGCACATTCAGCATTGCCATTTGCTCATCCGTCAATGTGTAACCAGCCAAATCCAATGCAAGCTCAATCGGTATTCCAGCAAGCACCAGCTTATTCAGCAGCTCAGCTCTATCCACTTCATCCTCCTGGAATATGTCCAGTTCCTCAAATTTGAATTCCAGTCGCAGCCCATCCCGCGCAAGCAGCTGTGTATTCAAAGCGTCCTCGAAGATCCGCGCTCTTGGCTTAATAGTGTCTTCATAAAACGATAAGCGGTCTTCCTGTGCGGTTGCATAGTTAGCTGCCTCGCTATCCAGAAGCGTCTGCTTTATACCAAAAGCCATTGCAATGTTATCTTTGGCTATCTTATCAAGCTCTGTGAATGCTAAGTCTTTCAGCGGCGGCGTTAGTGTGGTAGCTGTAATTGAACCAGCCCGCATTCCTACAACACGAAAAGCGTTCTTAATTGTGGTTGCTGACCTTTTGAACCAATTCTGAACACGCTCAATTTCGTTCCGGTCATTCGTGTCAATGCCCAATAGCGTGACCGGCATCGCCCCGCCCTCAAAATACATCTCAGGGAATTTGCCTATCGCATACAACAGCTTCGCATCTATCTTGGAGGCAATTCCAGCACCTACGCCCGGCAATATATCCTGCGATGGATCATACTCAGAAATGTACACCATCTCGTACTTGCCGGTGTTCAAATCGTTATTCCAGCTTGCCCCGCTGCTATTCTGCTTGAATGTGATAATGCCCTTGTCATACTTTACCGCGATATCAAAAGGATTTCTATATCGTACGTCCTTGCGATAACCAGTCTTGTTAGTGATAATTTCACCAAACGCCGCACCTGCTAACAAGCATGAGGCTTCCCAGCGCCATAGCAATTCACCTAATTTAGTCGGATACGGCCAGTCAACCTCCGTGTCCTCGCCCCTGTAAATTGCAATTGGCACGCTCGCAAGCGCATCGCATCTTAACTGCACTGCCCTAAAGAATATCGGCACGCGTTTATATAAAGTCGCAACGGAGTCTGGCACGCCATCGCTGGTGAGCATCTCCACCCATCCGGGAATGTTCGTTATTGTTTTATAAGTATCCGCCATCCCGCCTCCGCTATTCCTCTAACCACAATATTGTACCACCGCTGTTCACACCATACCACGCAATTGCTAAGCTCATCACGCAGTCATCATTCATCCCGTCCGGTGCAGAATAACTAAACCCGCCCGATGCATTGCGTTTGCTCTCAAAACTCAATAGCTCACCAATAAGCACAGGATTATTAAGAATCCTGATTTGCCCATTCTCAAATGCTGCTTGCAAGTTCTGAATAATAGACTGCTTCGTTGCCGAAGTCGTTGTAAACGGGATAATATTCAGCCCGCGTATCACCAGCTCGTCAATAACTGGTCTGCCAATGCTGTTACTCTCAACCACCATCGAAGTCATATGGTAGCGGTGATATACAGCTTCTAACCGATCAATTAGCACCGGATAATCCACGCGGTTGAACCGGTCGAGATAAACCATCTCTTTTGATTCCGCATCCAGCACCGATACAACTGTAAAGTCAACCGAAGCCGCAACGTCAACACCTGCAATGTACTGCTTGCCTTCTTCATACTCTTTTGGCTCTAAAACAGCAGCCTCTTGTACCCGCCTGAATACGCCGCCAGCGTCATCGATAAACTCTGCTAAGTATTCCTGTCTGAATATTATCTCAGGCAAGTCACGCCGCGCCGCCTCAATTTCTTCCTTAGCGATAAACGGATTGCTGGAAGTCGGAAATGTCCACGATTGCCAGCCCTCTTCACCATTGATGCCGCGCTGGTAGTTTTCCCAGAACCAGTTGCGCCCCTTCGGAGTACTGATAAATAATGCCTTGCCCTGCCGATCTGATAAAGCTGGCCTGATAGCCTCAGTCCATGCTTCCCGCTGCATAAATGCACACTCATCCATTACAACAAAATCCAGACCTTCACCGCGCAATGAGTCTGGATTATCCGCTGACCTTACCGCCACGAAGCCACCGCCCGGAAAGTTCACCACTCGGTCAACCAGCCGTATCTCAGCGCCCGGTATCTTGCACACAATTTGCCGCAATGGACGCCAGCCTACCTCACTGGTCTTATAACTCGGGCTGACCCACCAAGCCCGCCCGCCTTGCGCTGCCACATCCAAGCATTCATTCACACCCAAGCGCGTCTTGCCCCACCGCCTCCCAGCGGCAAGCACCTTGAACCGCGCTGGAGAGTTGTGTACCTCAAGCTGCCCTGGATGCAAATCGGCTGCGATCTCAACTTCAGCTAACATCGCGCTCCCCATCCCATCTGATCGTTATTTTCACGGGCGCACCGTCTGCGCCGGTTAACTCCGTGCGCATAGGTTTATCCAAGCCAAGTAACTTAGCGCGCCGGTCTTTTATCTTTAGGATGAGGTCGTAGCGTTTTTCGCGCCACGCCTGTTTTTCCAGCTCATCCAAGTCCGCAAGTTCGCTCGCTATCCACTCGTCGATACTCTCGGTCGCTTTTTGTTTCCACTCTGCGCGGATGATCTGAACATCTCGGCTAATTGTGCCGTGAGACACCTCGATAGGCGGGTCAAGTTTCTTGAGATTTTCGCGAATTTGACGCAACGTAAGACCGCGTGCCCGCATTGCTGCGATTGCCTCACGTCTCATCGCAATCACGTCTGCACGTGTTGGCGTATTCTGCTTGCTCAATTGTCAACTCCTATGTGGTCAGATTCAGCCCGTCTTTTTATCTCTCCCGTCTGGAAGTTAAGCGCATAAGCGGGCGTGTTCAAAACGCCGCTGTCAATCAATAATTTGTAATATTCCTCAT